GGGGGGNCCGCGCCTGACTCAGAGCGTGGGCGGGCCGTCACCTGATACGCGGATCGGCCAACTGCCCGGCTGCCTTCAACGCCACGGCTGTGGCCCGGTCGACGCGCGAACCGGCGGGGAGACGACGGCCCGCGAGCTCGCAGTCGACCGCCAGACGGACGGGGTAGACGAGGTGGTCGACGCGCTCGGGGACCGCCGGGATGCCGATGCCGAGCTTCTCCCACTTGGCGCGCATGTAGCCCTTCACAGCCGAGTCCTTGGACATTCCGCAGTCCACCGAGCAGGGGCGATGGCTTCGGTTGTGCGGGTACTTGCGATACAGGAACAGCACGTCGTTCAGGATCGTCACGTGCGCACCGGCATGGGTCGCGCGTGTCCAGAAGTCCCAATCCTCGTAGCCGTCACGCATGGCCTCGTCGTATCCGCCGACTGATTGCCAGACCGACTTGCGGAACACGGATCCGCTCATGAGCCGGTTGGCGATAGCGAAGTCGGAAGCGGTGGGATGGTCGCCTTCGCCACGCCACCTCTGCACCCTGCCGTGACCGAACGTCTCAAGCGTCGCGGATGAGATGTCGTCGAGTCCTACGAGCTTCTCGAGGAACGTCGGGACAAGGATGTCGTCCGCGTCGAGACATGCGATGAACGCGCCCTTGGCTTGCTCGATACCCGCGTTGCGCGCCGCCGATACGCCCTTGTTCTCTTGGCGGATACACCGAACGCTCGGGTATCGCTTCACCACACTCGCCACGTCATCGGTCGAACCGTCGTCCACGACGATGACCTCGATCGGGGGATGAGTCTGTGCCAGCGCGCTCTCGATCGCTTCGGCCAGGTACTCTGCTTGGTCGTAGCAGGGAATGACGATGGAGGTGTTCTTGGTCCATGTAGCTGCCCAGTGATGCACGGCATAGGTCTTGGGCGTGACGCACTTGGGCGTGTATCGCTGTTGCCAGCCGTACGGGTACAGCGCCGCGCTCTCCAGTACCCTGACATCGCCCACGAGCTGCGTCGTGTCGTCCCGATGCCACCCGTGATTCAGGAGCACTCGCGTGAACAAGCGCGGCCCAGTCTCGTTCTCGTTGTCTGCGATGCCGGTAGCGAGTGTGGATTCCATCAGCTCGCGGATGAACGGATGTCCAGGCTCGGCGCCGATCACTGCGTTGTTGACCCAGTAGCGGCCGCTCTCCACTTCGGTCCCGACGAACACGTGCTCAGCGAGCAGCTCATCGAACGGACGTACGGCTTCCACGTCGAGATCCATGTACACGCCGCCGCTCTCGAACAGCACGGCGAGCCTTGCGTAGTTCGCGGCGAGTACAGGTTTGCCCGCAGCGATCGCGGCATCCGTCCAAGCGTTGGCCTCGAATGTCGAATGAATGCGTATCTCGTAGTCTGGCATCGCCTTGCGCCAGGACTCGATATATCGGTCGAACTGCGCCGGCGCTGGACCGCCGAGCCACATGCCATGCAGGATGCGCGGGATCATGGCCACAGCACCCCGTCTTTCGTCATGTGACCGCACACACATCCCCAGTCGACCACGAGGTTGGGGATCGGCTTCATGTAGCACTCGCTCGGCAGATGCACGGCTGTCTGCCGGTACATCTCGCCCGTCGTGAGTAGGCAGTAGTGGCCGCAGTAGTCGATGCTCTCCACGCCACTGGCCTGCGCTCGCAGCGACCTACCGCCGCGATAGACTCCGCACCTGCGCGAACCCCATCGGCTCACCTGCACGCCCGTCGCATGTTCTCCGGCCCTAGACAGCCGCGCGTACACGTCCGGCGGGACTATCGTGTCGTCATCGAGTGTCAGCAGCGGACCATCTCCCACGAGCGGGAGCGTAAACTCGCGCATCCGGATGTGGCGGCGTCTGCGTTCGTAGCGGTCGGTGGTCGGCGGTGGGTTGCGCGTGATGTGTAACTCGACGCGGAATCCCAAGTCGTACAGCGACGTCTCCCACAGCGCGCAGCCGGGCGCATCGAGCACGAGTACGCAACGCTCGCGCGGTATGTCACTCGCGGCGAGGGCTTCGATCACGGCGGGGAGCGTCCAGGAGCGGGTGACGGGGAGCAGGAGCGTGAGCACGCGCATCTCCTCTCGCAGGCGGAAGGGCGCGGCCCCGGTGAAGGAGCCGCGCCTCGTCCCGCCGTGTCGTGCGGGGCCGTCGATTAGCTGACGGCCTGGGTGACGATCGCCTTCGCCCACGCGCGGCTGTCGCCGAGGCGAGCCTCGAACAGCGCGTAGCCGCCGTAGGTGATGGCGCGGGTCTTGACGTCGATGTCCGACAGGACATTCGGCGCCTGGAACATGTTGGCCTTGATGGTCGCCGGGTAGCCGACGTAGATCACGCCGTCGGCGAGCGTCTCGTCCAGCTTGACGACCGTGCCGTAGATCCGGCCCTGGACGGTCGGATCGTCGCTGAAGGTGGACTCGAGGAACTTCGGTCGGCCCATCTCGTCCTCGACGCCGGCGATGTAGTTCCAGATCGTGTAGTTGTTCGCGTACACGACCCGCTGACCGACGCCGCCCGCGAGCGAACCGAAGAGGGCACGGACGTCGGCGCCCGTGAGCGTGGTCAGGTCCTCGTTCTTGTTCGCGACGAGCATGTCGGTGCCGATGGTGGTGAACAGGAGGACGTTCATCACTTCGCCCATCTCACGGGAGAGCTCAGCGACGAGCCAGTCCTCGAAGCCGTCGATGGACTCGATGCGCATCTTCGCGCCGATGACCACGGAGCCGCGGATCTCGACGCCGGTCATGGTCACGGCCGTGAACGTGATCTCCTTGTCCTCGGCGTTGGCGGTGTTCTCGTTCGTGACGGCGACCGCGCCCTTCACGACCGGACCCGCCTGGAGGAACTCGACAACGTTCGTGAACGAGGTGGGGCTGATGTCACCGAGCAGCGCGTACTGCTTGGCGATCAGGTCGACGATGCCGAGCGAGACGCCAGACGGGATGGCGTCGGGCGTGGTCGCCGTGGTGTAGGTGAACGCCCGCTGCTCGATCTCGGTCAGCTCACCGAGCCGCCACTCGCCGGTCTTCGGGTTGTGGGCCAGCCTCTTGAGCCACGCGGAGCGGAACTCCGGCGACTTCACGTCGAACGTGTCGGGCTCGGCCTCGGCCTCGGCTGCCGCGACCGGGAACGCGCGGAGGACCTTGTGCGAGCCGGTGGCCACGGCCTTGACGAGCGCCGCGCGCTTCTCGATCGCGCCCTCGATCGAGGAACGCTCCTCGGTCAGCGTGGTGATCTCGGCCTCGAGGACGTCGAGATCGGCGCCCTCGACGTCGAGGGCGGTCCGGATCTCGGCCATGCGTGCTTCTATCTGCTGGAGCCTGTTCATGGTGGGTCCCTTCTACAGCATCGTCTTGAGTCGGAGTACCTGTGCCTGGCGCGCAAGCGACTCCCGCCTTGTGCTGTCGATCGCTCCGTCGACCCACGAACGCGCGCTGATCTCGGTGGCATCGTTCGCAGGGAACGAGACAGCCGAGACGTCGAACACCTTCTTCACCTTGAGGATCGTCCGGGTCTTCGTCTCCCGGTCGTACGAGTCCTCGTCGACGATGAACGACCAGCTCATCCGGTCGATGAGCCCGTTGGTGATCTCCTCGAAGAGTTGCCGGGCGCTCTCGCCCTTGGCCAGGTCCGCGGCGATGAGCAGGCCGTGATCGTCGGGAACGAGCATCAGCGTCTGGTTGCGGAGCCGCGCCAGCACGCGACCGGCATGGTCGTACTGCATGATCACGTCGGACACGTCGGCCTCGTCCAGCGCATGCCGGTCGATGACCTCCTTGTAGTCCTCCCACAGCGCGTAGGGGACGTCGAACGTGGTCGCGTACCCCTCGGCATAGAAGTCGGTCTCGATGCGCTTCTCCGTCGCTCCGAGGCCGAGAACGGAGAACGAGCGGTACTCGCGGTCACCCAGCTTCACGGGCATCACACGCTCCCTTCGACGATCTTCTTGGCTTCCTCAACTGTGATCGCGAGGGCGACCGCCACGATGTTCGCCGCCTGTCCGAGCGACAGGGTCTCTTCCTTCAGCGATGTGACGACCTGGACGAGCGCGGCGATCTGCGCGCCGTTGAGCGCGGTGGCCTGCAAGTCGTCGACTGGGGCCGTCGCGGGCGCTGGGGTGTCCTCGGCGCCGGGCTCCATCTGCAGGTATCCCTTCGCCTGACCGACCGTGTGCGCGGGCAGGTTGCCGAGGTCGATGTACTCGCCACGGATAACCCAACGCTCGTCGCCGGGGGGGTGCGGCAGGTTGAACACTTCGGCGGCGCCGTAGTTGGACATGAGACCGCGGTCGGTCAGCACGGTGACGGTGCTCACCTTCGAGGCGGTCGACGCGTACTGGAGGCGATTCGAGGAGAACATGACCTCGTTGCCGCCGTCGCGCTCGCGATCGGTGAAGACCATCGCCGTCATGACGAGGCCGAGCTGCAGCGCGAACGGCTCGATCTTGCCCTCGTAGAAGGCGTTCCAGCCGTTCTCGTCGTAGGAGTTCTGGAGGATCGACTCGTTCACGCCGAAGTAGCTAAAGACGTTGTCCTTGACCAGCTTCATCTGCTCGGCGTCGATGATGTACGGCTTGTTCTCGAGCTGCTTCACGTCGCTGTACTTGGAGTCGATCATCATCACGCCGGACGTGTTGTCGGCCGACAGGTTCTCGGCCGCGAACCGATCCCGCTCGGCCTTGATGTCCTCGGGCCGCAGCGACTGACCGAGGCGCGCGAGGAAGCGGATCACGGCCGAGTTCTTGACGCCCTCGGTCATGCCCTGGCGCTGCACGTCGAGCACGTCCAGCGTCGGCGCCAGCGCCCGGTTACCCTCGCCGAAGAGGTCGTCGCGGTACTGGTGCGTGGTCAGGATGCCAACGCGATACAGCTCGATCGCGGCCCGCTCACCGTTCGCGAACGTGTAGCGCAGCCAGGGCTCGCCCTGGGCCTCGATCACTTCCGTGCGGGCGGGCAGCAGGGGGTAGAAGCCGACGATCACCTTGTCGGTCGGGTCCATGAGCGGAACGACGAACGCCGTCGTGTCGACGGAGAGGACCGTGGCGAGGCGATAGAGGAACTTCGTCGTGTCCATGAACGGGTTCGGCTGGTAGGCCAGGACCGACTTCAGCGTCTTGTTGGCGCTGCCGACGACCTCCGGCTTCAGCTTCGAGACGCTCAGCGCGAACGCATGGATCGCCGCCCGCGTGAGCTCCATCTCGTAGATGCCGCCGGCGCGCGAGGTGAAGACGGGCATGTAGGCGTTGAGCGTCTTGAAGTACGTGGAGATCTCGGCCGCGGACGCCGCCTGCCTGGGCTTGAACAGCTTATCGAACAGGCCCACTCGCGCCTCCTAGATGAGGTTCGTGTAGTCGTCCCGGTGGTCCATCAACGCGATGTAGCCGTTCACGTACGCGACCAGGCCGTCGATGCGCTTGCGGGCGTCGAGTCCCTTGACGAGCTGGAGGTTACCGTTCACGTCACTCCGCACCTCGGCGTTGCTCATGCACCACATGTCGATCGGGTTGCTGCCGTGCACGATCTTCTTCGCGCGGAGGTCGGCCCGGAACTCCTTCAGCGGCTCGCTCATCGTCTTCGGCCCCTGCCTGACCGGGACCATCGCCTGCTTCCCGAACTCGGCCTGGAACTCCAGAAGCAGCGAGTCGTCGATGTGCCAGGGGTCGTAGCCGATGTAGAGCAGGTAGAGGTCGTGGTCGTATTTCAGCTCACGGAACCAGTCCAGGAACACGCGCTTGTTGACCTTGTTGTCGTCGTAGGTCCGCAGCAGGCCCCGGCGCTCCCACAGCAGGTACGGGACGTTGTCGCGCTCTCGCCGGCTGCCGGTAACGTTGGCCTCCTCAAGCACGCTGGCCGGGAGCCAGTACATCGACCGCGCGTAGATCTTGTCGTCGATCGTGCCGCCCGGATTGCGGCGCATGCACAGCGCGGTCGCGGCGTTGAGGTCGATGCTGTCCGCGGCGTCCATCCCGCCGATGCCGTAGCGGAACCCCATCGCGTCCGGGTCGAACGTCGCCTTGTTCTCGATGTCGCCCCAGGTGAGCCAGGCCGACGCCGTGTTCTCGATCAGGTTGAAGTCTTTCACCATCACGGTCGGCTTGTACGCCTGATCGTCCTTCGCCTTGGCCACGCTCTGGCGCAGGAAGTCGATGCTCTTCACCGTGCCGAGGCCCGGATTCGCCTTGATCCAGCACCCCTCGCGGTCCCACTCGTCGCGGTCGTCGAGCTCGTAGATGAACGGGAGGAAGTGCTCGTTCGGCTCGGTGAGCTTCCCGAACAGCAGGTCGCTCGCGTACTGGTACTGGGCGTCGAAGATGTTGTCGCGGACGAAACCGTTCGTGGTGATACACCAGAGCATCGGCTGCACACGAGCGGCGCCGGCCTGCTTGATGAGGTCGTAGAGGTCGCGGTTCTTGATCGCGGCGAGCTCGTCGATCACGCCGCATGACACGTCCAGGGAGTCGAGCGTGTTCGTGTTGCTGGCAAGCGCCTTGATGACGCCCATGTTGAGGTCGCAGTAGATGTCGAAGGCGCGCTTGCGGAAGTGCTGCCTCAGCGCCGGCGACTGGTTCAGCATCTTGAGGCAGTTGTCGAAACCCTTCTTCGCCTGCTCAAACTTGGTCGCGACGTTGTACGTCTCCGGCGCGAACTCGTCATCGTTCGCGGTCATGTCCAGCTCGACCGCGGACAGCAGGCTCGTCTTGCCATTCTTCCTGCCAACGATCATGAGCACTTCGTTGTACTGGCGGATGAGGTTGTCGTCGACGAACCCGAACGCCGCCTCGAGGCTGGCCTTCTGGAAGAGCTCCAGGTTGAACGGCACGCCGCGGCGCCCGGCCGGGAGGTAGCAGAACGACTCGATGAAGCCGGTGTGACGAGCCGCGATCGCGGCGTCGAAGTGGTACTCGCCCGGGTTGTGATAAGCGACGAGGATGCGCTCGGAGACGAGCTTCATCTTCTCGCAAGCGACGATCCGCCCGTCGAGGATCCCGCCGAAGTAGTCCTCGAGGGCCTGGCTCATCGCCGCTCGACGAAGGCCTTCACTGGGTCGGGCATACCCTCGGGAACAGCAGCCGGCCGCAGATCGAGCAGCTGCTTCATGGCCGGGATGTACCGCTGCATCATCGAGGCGTAGGTCTCGGCCTCGGGAGACTTCTTCGTACCCCACTGGTTGGCGCCGTTCTGGTATTTCGAGATGCAGCCCTTGTCGTTCAGGACCTGCTCGAGGTCTTCCATCGTGACGGTGAGGAAAGCCACGCGATCGACGAGCTTGTCCGCCAACCTCAACGCTCCTTTGTCCAAGTCGGTGAAGAGCTCGAGAAGTCGCTGCTTCTCGGCCTCGATTCGAGCCTGTCTCGACTCACAGTCCTCGCTCATCGCCGAATCCTTCTCTGTCATGACCACACCCCTTTCGCGTCCGCGACCATCGGTGCAAAGTTGCCTCCTCTACACCGGTCCTCCGCGAGTGCTCTGACCTGCGGCGATGGGGGGGGGGTGTCATGCCTGTATCAAGTTGCCTTCGTCGTCGAACGCGAAGCCTTCACGTGTCGATCTGATCGTGCAGTGGTGCTGCCTGTTGTGGCAGTCCTCGCACAGCAGCTCGAGGTTCCACCATCCCATCGTCATGTTCGGATCGTTGATGCTCTCCGGCGTCAGGTACCGCTTGTGGTGCACTGTGTTGCCCGGTCGATGGCACCTCTCGCACAGCCAGTGTTTGCTCTTACCGTAGGCCTCTCGGCACGCTCGCCAGGGCTTGCTGTGATAGAACGCATACGCCCAGGCTCGTGCCATGGCCCAAGGATGCCGCGCCTGTCACCGCACGCCCGTCTTGGCCAGCGCCTTGATCTGACCGCACACACGCTTCGGGTCCCGAACGAAGCCGTCCTGTGCCGCGTACCCGATGCCGATGCGGGTGTTGTCCGAGCCGTACTCACGGACCCAACGCTTCACGGAGCGCGTCTCGTCCGCGGTCAGGTCCCGGTCCAGCTTGCCGATGTACGTCTCGATCGCGATCGTCGGGTCCTCTGCCTGTGGATAACTCCCGCGCTCTTCACGTTCAGAGCCGGAAGACCTTGAGGACACGGGGGTTTGATCTACGGGTTCAAGGGCTTGGGTACGGGAACGGGGCTGGTCGCCTGCTGGTGCGCTGCTGGTGCGCTGCTGGTCGTCTGCTGGTGTCTGCTGGTTCTGACCTGCCTGTTTACTGACGAATGTTCCACCAGCAGAACGCTCGGCGCTGGCTGCACGGACCTTCCCGGCGGCGACCTTCGTCTCATGCTCGACCACGCGCTTCGCCTCCACCTCGACCTTCGTCGGCTGGAAGTCACCGTAGTCATGGATGAGCCACCCTCCGCGCCGGCGCTCCCAGATCTTCGCCTTTCTGAGCGCCTTGGCCAGCACGACCGGGTCGCAATCGCCGAGCGTGTATAGGTCCCCGAGCTTCCCGTCCGGAATGAATCCGTCCATGAGCTTGCGGTTTGACCAGCATAGAGCGCAGTGGTTCAGCCACATGGCCTGTGCGCGAATCGTGGTCGGGACCATCGCCACCTTGGGGTGGTCGGGATGATCGTCGTCGTATCGGACCCAGCTCACGTTCGGTCGCTCCCCCTGTGTCGCAGGTACATGGCGTTGCTGTAGATGGTCGTCACGGTGCCGCCCCGCTCGAGCGCGACGGCCTGACCGAGTTTCCATGCGTGCGACTCGACCCCGTCAGCGTCCGTGATCGGCTCCAGCGGCCTCGCATAGCGCAGGAGTGCCGCAAGGCGCCGTATCGCCCGTCCTCGCGCCTTGTACGCGTCCGGCTCGGCCTTCGGCATCGAGTCATGCGGACTGACGCGCTCGTGGTACTGCTCAGCCGCGTGCTGGGAGATGTTGAGGACGCTGAGGTCGACGGTGGACTTCAGCGCGACCGTCTCCCGCACTTCACTTTGTGGCGCGGACGCGGCGACTCGAAGCGGCCGGTGAGGAGTTCCCACATGATCCGCCACACGGTCTTCTGTGACACTCTCATGGCCTTCACAGCAGCTGCCCCTGGTCCGGCTTCGGCACCGTGCGCGACTTGGCGAACGCACATGGATTGGCCGTCGCCTTCACCGCGATCTTGTGCCGCTTGCAGTAGCGCATTGCGGCGTCGCACGCCTGCTTGGGCGTGTGTGCACATTCAGAGCAGGAGCGGGGCGCGTCGGGGGCGGTCATCGCGCACCGTCCTCGGGGTCGCGGTAGGTTCCTACGCCGTCCTCGTGCTTCCACGAGATGCACCACATCTCCTTGCCGAGTAGCGAGCCGACGTGGCAGATGTCGGTGATGCGCCGGAAGAAGATGCGCCCGTCCTCGCTGTTGATGATCTCGACGCTGGCGGGTTCGCCGACCTCCATGCACTCGTCAGCGAAAGTGAGCCTGTCGTCGTTCCAGTCCAGCAGTCGGACGGTGTTCGGCTTGTTGCCGATGTACTCGCGCTGCCAGCAGTCGGGGATGCTCTTGAAGACGACGAGCGGGCCGTCGTGCGCTTCATCGTCGGGCATGCCGAGGTCGTAGTCGTCGTCCATGCCGTGCTGCTCGCGATACTCGTCGGGTGTCATGACGCGTCCTCGCACTGGTGCGTGCAGGCGTCGCAGTCCTGATCGCAGTCGTCGTCCTCGTCCACGGCAGGCTTCCCGGCCAGCTCCTTGACGCAGTCGTCGTAGTGGACGCGCTCGACCGGCGACAGCGCGTAGCCCTCGGTCATGAGCAGCTCCAGGTACAGCTTCTTCGCGGCCGCGCTCCTGACGTAGGTGTAGCGCGTGATGGAGTCCAGCTCGGATTCGACGTGAGCCGCCGCCAGCGCCGCGATCATGCCGGGCGCGTACTTCTCGGTAGCGACTCCGGCCTTGTCGCCCCACACGGCTTCGAACCTCGGGGCGCTGGCGTACATGTAGCCGTCGCCCGTCGTGCACAGGACGCTGAACGCCCACGGCATGACGCCGCTCGGAACCTTGCCACGCAGCATCTTGCGGACGAACGCGATGCGGACCTCGGATGAGGTCGCCCACTCGGACTCGATGCGCGCCTTCTCCGCTTCCGCCTTCGCACGCTTGGCGTCGGCCTTGGCGTCGCCCTGGTTCGCGGCGTGTTGCGCGATCGAGTCGGTGCAGACGTAGGTGACGCAGCCGGTACCGTCGTAGTTGACGCTGATGGTCGCGGCATGGCCCGGACACGACGCGTGGGACTCGGCGGTGAACTTGTCGCCTTTCGCGTCCTTGAGCCACTCCAACTCGCGCTGCCCGCCCATGTAGTCGCGCTTCACGACGCGGATACCCTCGGCCTTGAGCTTCTCCTTGAGCGCCTCGAGGATGACGGCGTGGTCACGCTTCCTGCGGAGATCAGCGACCGACCACGCAAAACCGGGGCCGTTGCCAGCTTCCAGCGCCTTGGTCAGCGCCTTGATCGCCTTCTTGTCGCCGTCGAACTCAGCCAGCGCGAACGCCTCATCCATCGTGGCCTGTACCGCGGCCTTCTTGAGCTCCGGCGCCATGTGCGCGACGCGGACGGCGCGGTCGACGTGGTCCACGCTCCTGCCGATGGCCGTACCCGGCTCCTTCCATCCGACGTTGAGCATCGTCTGGATGCCGTTCGCCTCTTCGACTGCGGTCAGGTCGCGGCGCACGGTGTTCTCGGCCAGCAGCATCCCGGCCTCGGTGCGCTCATCCATCGTCGAGTGGACGATGGCGGGAATCTTCTTGAGCCCGGCCAGCTTGGCAGCCTCGACGCGACGGTGGCCGGCCATGAGCGTGAAGCCGTCCTTGTTGAGGCGCACGACGACGGGCTCGATGAGGCCGATCGCCTTGATGGAGTCGACCAGCGACGTGAGGTCGCCGGCGTCGTCGCGGTGCTGCAGCGGATTCGGCACGATCTTCTCGACGCGGATGTCCTCGAGGATGCTCACGCTGCCACCTCCGCTGCCCTCTCCGCAGCCTCGACGGCCGGGAAGATGAATGACGCGGCGAACGCTTCGGCATCGTCACCGAGCTTGTCCGTGAGCGCGAGCATCATCAGCTCGATGCGCAGCTCCGCGATCTCGGCGCGCGCCATGGCGAGCAGCGTGCCGACGGTGACGGACTGGGCGAACTCGTCTGCCTCGGCTTCGAACTGGGCGACCTGCTGGTCAGGGATGGCGATGTCGGCCATGCGGTGCGGCGTCTGCTGCCACCCGTTCGTGTTGGGGGGCGTGAACACGTGCGCCGAACCGTTCGGCGTCGGGGTCGAGGAACAGTCAACGGCGCCGCTGGTTGAGACTTCGGGAACGGGACGCTCAACCTTCGGATGCGTATGCCGCCTATGCGCGCCCAGCGCCTGCGGATTGACGAACGACAGATGGCACGGTGTACAGACGAACGGACCGGTGCTCTTCATGCTCATATCCTTTCGAGTAGGTGTGATGGTGACGGTGCGCGGCTTCCGCTTCTTGCACGCGCCGGCGTACCCGGCCTTGCGGATGCCGCGGATGGTGCAGTCGGAGTGCGTTGCGGTCGGGTCCGCGTAGCCTTGGCAGGACGCACACCGCTGGAGCGCCGTTCCGTTGCCCGAGAACAGCGGCTCCCACGAGCGTTGCGGCACCACGGCGACGCCGCTGCGTTCGTATCCCATGCTCACGCCCGGTCCTCCTCATCGCCGGTGAACACGGTCTCGGTCCGCGGCGAGTCGGTGGCGTCGTGATGGGCATCGGCGGCCCGTGCCTCGGCATGGACGCGTTGGCATGCCACGACGTCGTACTCGAACCGGCACGCGCCGAAGTCCATGCAGTCGCCAGGACCGTTGGCGCCGCAGAGGCTCGCCAACTGCTCGTGCGGATCCGTACATTCAGGGCAACGCATCGGTGATGTGCTCCTTATCCGAGGTCGAATCGCCAGGACGGGCCGGGAACGACACGAGGGGGTGTTGTGCCGTTCACGCGTGGGGGGACGCTACCGACCCATCCCGGCAAGAGGTGGGCTACTACTTGGACTTGGCGCGGGCCGCGGAGACTCGAATCGCATCCGTGACGGCTTTGGCGACTCCGGCCGTCGACGCGGTCGTGTTCACGGTGGTGTTGATGATGGGCGGCGTCGTGGTCACGTCGTAGAGGCCTGCCGCGCCGAGGCCGA